AACATTGAACTGGCCACGGCGATTGTATCGGCACAGGCCATTGAAGCAGTGACGGTTCAGATAAAGAAAACGCGCCGCAGCTTCCACAGATTCAGAACCAAAGGATTTGCCGGACTGGTTGAAAGCATCACGTACCGCGTAATAGAAAATTGCCCGGTTTTCTTCATCACCTACTGAACCGGCAGAAAATAAAGCCTCCAGCTCAATAAGCAACGCGTCGGTGTGATAAGCCATCGTCTTATACAGGTTTATCAGATCAGGATTCACATCAGCGATCAGGTACTCGTCATAATCCGTATTCATCATGACAGCACAGGAGCCGGCAAAAGGTTCTATCAGGCGCTTACCCTCCGGCAGATGGGGAAGCAACTGCGGCATAAGGCGGGCTTTGCTGCCCACCCACTTAAGCGGAGTTTTAACGGCCATATTCAACCCCACTTAAAAGCAATTCTGATACGCCGTTAGAAATGATGTATTCCAGCACTTCAAGGGGTGACAATGGCCGAACAGACAACACTACCCAGTTATCCGTATTGGAGATGATTTCATTCACCGGCAAAACATGGGTAATAACCGCCGCCCACTCTCGCCCGGTGAATTTTCCGTGCTTCCACTCACACAGCGAAAGAACATCACCAGTTTTATAGTTACGATCATTCTTACGCAGTTCTGCTTTTTTCTGGCCAGCAACTACTGCGTTAAGGTACTTGGGCGCGATTTTTACCGTATGAATTTTTACTGCCATGCGGCACCGCCTTTGCTGCAAATCGCTGCGGCTTCTTCGCGGATTAACTCAACGATTTCCGTTGCGCTTAAGCCTTCATTGGCTGCATGGGTGGCCAGCTTATCCAGACGGGTGGAACACAGATCAGCAGCAGCGGCTTTACCTTCCTGCGTGGCTTTGGTGAGCATAGCCAGCAGGTCAGTGCCTGATTTTGTTGCGGGTAAATCCTGACGTGTCATGTGCATTTTGGTTTCCTTAAGGCAAAAGAATCCCCGGCCACCTAAGCTGTGGCCAAAAAATTCAGGTTGTTAATTAGTGAAAAGCTGGTTGTACAGTGACTGCGGAATGGTTCGGTGCTGGAATAAGGTGCAGCTCGTACGTTGTCCGCCACCACTCCTGGATCAGTGCTTTAATCTCGCCAACACCCAGCGCACCGGCCGTATAGAAAATGGCGCGGATTCCGGCCAACGCTTCAATCTGTGCTTCTTTGATTTCGGCCTCGCGGTACACGCAGCACCAGAAAGCGGCATTGATTGCCAGCCAGTGACGCGGATTAGTCATGTGCTCAGTGTCATTAAAGAAGAATGGATGCAACGCAATGCGACCATTTTTACTGGTGCTTTTCTCTGCAAATGCTAAGGCGTAGTTGTGCGGGACTCCCCACGCAGCCAACTCTGCCCCCAACGATTTACCCTCGACGGAAATAATGGTCATTGGTGATTCCCCTGTTGTTGCAACTTATGGACGATGTGAGGTGCGATAATCATCTGCGGCCCCTGATTGTTATTGATTGGATAAACCCGCTTTATCGGACGGTTAGCGGTACTTTTAGAAAAATCACTGTCACGTAACGACCCGAATCCGTTCATCGTCAGACGCGCGCGGGAAATGCCGCAACGCAGCTGAATCATTGCCCGGTAATCCAGACGTTCAAACAGTTCCCGCCAGCAGCATTTGCTTAAGTGGGCTTTAAATACACTCATTCCAGAATTAACAGCGGCGGCATGGAGAACGACCCCGCGCCACTCCGGTGTTAATTTGTCCCACCAGTCAGCAGCCTCACTGCTGGTATTGAAGTATTTGCGGCGAATCTTTTTAAGCTGTTCAAGTCCGCGCTGTTGCTGTTCCTGACTAATCGCCATAACAACCCCCTATAGCCCCATCAGGCGACGCCACCACGGACGGCGCGGTTGCTGACCATTGAATTTGTACATGTGGCCAGGGTTCCAGCGCTGACCGCTCGGCAGTTCTATCCATCCTGTTGAACCACTTGGCCGTTGCATAGCAGGTGATTCATTTTTCAGATAAGAGACAAACGCTTTCATTGTTTCCCCCTCAACGTAACAGTATGATTGCCGGGATATTTAGCCATGCCCGGCGCATGGGCATGCGATCGATGACCGGAGGATCTGGCAAGACAACCCGGTTCAATATTCAACCGCACACAGGAGCTACAAAAATGGCCGACGATGACGACAACAAATTTCATCGACTTCACAAACCCGCACCTGCGCCAATTAAAGATCAAAGCGATAAAGGTGAGAAAAAACAGGAATAAACGACTATGAGTGACCAGCCAGCCTCTGACCTGATATTTCAGGCCACCTACTGCTATTACCTTGAAGTGATGACCGAAACATTCAACCGGCGCACTGATAACCTCATGAATTTTTGCTTATCCTTACTGGAGGACTTACTAGCGTCGGCGTTCAGTTCGGCTGGCTGTGCGGTATTCTCGCTGTCATTTTTTCTGCCTACCGGGTGGCATATAAACCCGCCGATAAAGCAGCCTGTGCTGATGCCCAAAAAAAGCGATATTCCCGATTGCTTAGTGATATCCATGCGGCAAGTGATGCTGAAATCGCCAGACGTCTGGATGAACTCGAAGAATTCGACAGTAACGCTCCGACCTCCCTCTACAACCCCGCAAGAAACAGAGCTTCTATCGAGCTTCGCCGCGATATTGAACCGCTGACTAAGTTTGAAAAACTCATGGCTTTGCTGGCGGGTGGTATTCCTAAGTAATTGCATAACAATTTCTTCTATGGTCACGGCGCTGTTAAAGCGCCTTGTTCACATCAAGCCGGTGGCGTTAGCCGTCACCAGATCCACCGCTGCGGCCAGAACGGGCGCAGACTGGATACGGCTTTCAACGGTATAAGCCAGAACGGATAAGCTACGGATTGCATCGCGAGCGCGATCCAGAATTTGTGTACGGCGGGCGGCAGTCATATGACCAGTTGATACGGCTTCCCCAGCAATTGCGCCCACACTGGCTGTGGCACTCAGTGCGCACAACTGCATGTTGCCTTCTGTAGCATTGTTCACTGGTACGGATGGAAGGCAGTTAATCTGCCCCAGCATCCCATCCAGTAAACGCGCATCTTCGGTGTAATCCGTAATGGCTAACAGCTCGTCACAGGTTAAACGGTGCGGCTGTGCTGGATTCAATTTGTTGCGCAGAATCTGCGGCCTCATACCAACGGCAGCGGCTACATCTTCCAGATTGTGTTCAATTGCAAATGCTCGGCAAGCCGCATCAAAGTGAGCATGTTTAGAGGTCTGGTAATCAAACATAGTTATTCACCACCAATATGTATTATTTGTTATACGGCGCTGACGTCATAGGTCGATAAAGCATCTACAGTAAGGGCAGCAATATTGATCATTACCTTTTCTCGTTTTTGTCCTTCCTGAGTCGATGGCGGGGTAGACGGCCATCAGCTAACATGTCGTTTATCGTGTCTTCCGATAAACCAGTGAGTTCACTGTATCGCTCAATAGTTACGTGGGGTGTGATTAGAGTGATTGAAATGTTCGGTCTCATAGGGCAACATTCCCCGTTTAGCGGTGATTAGAAGTTATAAAACGTGATGGTTCACCTGGTGTGAACAACGAGACTATATGATCACTTTTTGTTGTCGTCAACATTGTTAGTACACATGGTGTGATCCAATGAATTTTGATACAGGTGGTCGCGGAGCTATTGAGCGCATGGTTGAGGCATATGGTTTTACAACTCGCCAAGCTCTTAGTAACAGGCTGGGAATTAGTAAAAGTACCTTAGCAAACAGGTATATGCGTGACTCATTCCCTGCTGAATGGGTGATACAGTGCTGCCTTGAAACAGGTGTTTCGCTAAGTTGGTTAGTAACAGGCCAGGGTCATATGTTTGATAGCAGGCGTACAGACATTATTGAACTTGATAAGAAAAAGATTATTGAAAATACACTATATGATTGTGGTTTTTGTATCTTTGATAAAGTTCTCTTACCTAGCAATGTCAATAAACCTGTCGTTATAAATGATAATGAAATTAATTACATTTGTGAATTCAGCTTCTCAAACATTAATGATGGGTTTTGGCTAATTGATATTGATGGAAATGTTAGCATTAAAGAAATTGTGAACATCCCAGATGACAAAATAAAGATAATCACCAATCGAAACAATTTCGACTGCAACAAAGAACAGGTTAAATTCATAGCAAAAGTTTTATTAAAAATCGCAAAAATAGTGCAATAAAAGGAAAGATAATGGATAAAATAACAAATTCATTGCTGGAAGCATTTACTAAGCAATATGAATTATCTTCTGTACCTGAATCTACACGATTTGAGCATTTTTGTAACTATTCAATTACATCGAAATTGAACAGAAGCAGTTTCGATTTAGATGACATCCATACAGGTTCAGGTGGAGATTGTGCTATAGATGGATTAGTTATTTCCATTAACGGAAGGATTATAACTTCTATCGAAGCGTTTGATGATATCGCTAATAATTACAGCTATTTAGATGTAGATATAACATTCATTCAATCAAAAACCAGTTCATCCTTCGATGGTGCTCAACTTGGTAATTTTATTTATGGCATTAAAGATTTTTTATCCGAGACACCAAGACTTGTTCAAAATGAAAAAATAAAAGAGTTTAAAGAGCTTTGGGAAAAGATATTCACACGTTCTGATTTAATGATTAACAGACGACCCAATG